TAATAGGAGAAACAAAATGACAAAGAAAAAAGAAAGTCCATTTAAAGTGAACATGAATAGTGAAGATGTTCTTATAGCAGGTGGTACAAGGAGAGTGTTTCTCCATTATCACAATAGATTACAACGTATGCTTAATCACATAGATGAAGCAAGGGATATTGAGCTAAGTCACATTAGATTAATAGAGAATTTAATTCACGAGCTGCATAGCTCTATGAATTTTGCACCACAAAAGGATCAACAAGATGATTCACCTATGTTTTATTCAGACTATGTATTAGATTCAGATGATAAAGCATGGCAGAGAGCATATTAATGCTTGACAAATGCTTTGATTTATTATATAACACAACATCACTTAACCAATAGGAGATATATTATGCCATATGATGTTTTACCAACGGTACATGAAGTACCTGAAAATTTAGATTTCTCTGTAGACTTTGAGACTACGAAGTTCAATGAGAAGAAATATGTTATCAACAATGAGACAGGAGCTTATCTTGGTGTTGTAGGGAAAGGGTTTAACTGTGCTAGTCACAAGAAGTTCTTTGATGGTGTTCAGAATGTTATGGTAGATAACATACCTGATGCTATGGTAGACTCTACTGTAAGATGGTCAAGTGCTAGAAACAATGCTTGGGCAATGATGGATATTGTTATGCCTAACGTGTCTACTACAGTAGAAACAGAGAAGCATAGCACCAAGATAGGCAGAAGAGTAATAGCCTTACATGGTGTAGATGGGTCTTGTTCTAATCAAGTATTCTTTGGTGCTATAGATTTCTTCTGTACCAATGGAATGATTACAGGAGACTATGATAAAGTTAGACGTAAGAACACATCTAATTTCTGCATGGATAGATTTATAAATGAACTTAATCAAAGTAGTTTAGATTTTGTAGGACAAACAAATGAACTACAAAAGTGGGCTACTATAGATTTACCTATGTACTCTATGAAGTCTTGGAAAGAGTTCCTTTCATCTATTATGAAATCAGATAGAAAAGCAGAAAAGATGATACCACTTGCACGACAAGAAATTCGTAAACGTGGCAGAAATGTATTTGCATTGTATAGTGCCTTTACTAACTATGCTTCTTATGCTGATGAAAAAAATGGTTTTAATCTACGTAACACAGGTCGAGATACTGCACCACAGTCTATGTGGGCTAGAGAGAATGAAGTTACTAAATGGATTTCTACACCTGAGTTTAAGAAGTTGGTAGCTGCCTAATGGGATATCTTACTCTTAAAAATTTAGTTAAAGAGTATTATTTATGCTTTGAGTTCAAGAGTTTACGTGACGAAACTAAACAACAATATCAATACTTTCTGAACGTACTCTTGGACACAATGTTAGCTGACCAAGATAAAAAGTTAGGTAACATTACAATAAATAATATAACAACTCTGATGGCTAAACATGCATACAACGATTGGTGTAATCGTGGTGTGCATCTAGCAAATCATATTATGTCTGTAGCACGAGTCGTTTTTAATTATGGCATAACTATGGAGAAAATAGGGCAGAACCCATTTAGAAATGTAAAAAAACGAGTACCTGATAGGAGAAAAACAGTGTGGACAAAGGAGAATGTAACAGACTTTTTAGATGTAGCATACTCTGATTTTAAAACACGTAGCATAGGTCTTATAGCACACATGGCATATGATTGGTGTCAAAGATTAGGTGATATGCGTTTATTGCAATGGTCTAACTTAGATTTATCTGAACAAAGAATGCATATAGAGCAGTCTAAACGCAGGGCAGAGGTATTTTTACCTATTGGTGACAGTTTAGGTGAGATGCTTGTACAACAGAAAGAAGATTTTGGCTTTCAGAAGTATGTAGCACCCCAAGTTAAACCTGTTGGTGGTATATATAAGCCTTATTCTCTCTATAGGCTGCCTAAGGTGGCTAGAAAGGTAATGAGGGATGCCAACCTACCTGACGAGCTACGTTTGTCTGACCTGAGACGTACAGGAACGGTTGAGATGGTAGATGCAGGTGTATCTATGGGTAATATTATGTCAGTTACAGGACATGCTAACCCACAGAGTGTAAAACCGTACATGAAAAACACATACACAAGTGCTAATTTAGCATTACAGAAAAGAAAAGGCTTGACAGATGTTTAAAATCGTGTTAAATACATATTATCATTACATAGGGGAACACATAAAGTGTTAGATTACATATATAGTTTAAATATAGATATAGGTGATACACGTAGAGTGGACTGTCCTTTATGTAAAGGTTATAAAACATTTACTGTAACTAACAATATGGGTTCATTGCTGTGGAATTGTTATAAAGCATCCTGTAATGTAAGTGGTAAGAAACGTGTACATTTATCTATAGATGATATACAGACTACATTTAATAAGTCTGTGGAAGCTACTAAAGATAATACATTTGTATTACCTGAGTATATAGTAGATAGAAAGAATACACCTGACTTAGTTTCGTGGTGTAACAAGTGGTCGCTCAATGCATCTAACTTAGACTTACGTTATGATGTAAAAGAACATCGAGTTGTCTTTCCTGTATATAAAGACAATAAGATTGTAGATGCGATTGGAAGGTCACTTGGAAAAAGATTACCCAAATGGAAGAAATATGGTAATAGTGGGTTGCCTTTTTCTTTCGGATGTGGTAAGGTGGCAGTAGTTGTTGAAGATTGTGTAAGTGCTGCAGTTGTAGGTAGCGATGTATTAGTTGGGGTAGCTGTGTTGGGTACATCTCTATCTGAAATACACAAGAAGTACATATCACAGTTTTCAACAGCCATCATAGCATTAGACCCTGACGCATTACCCAAAACACTTTCTTTTGCTAAAGAACTACGTGGACATGTAAAAGATGTACGTGTCCTTAAACTTAAAGATGATTTAAAATACAATAATACTGAAGACTTTAATAATTTAAATAACCTAACCCCAAAGGAGATACAGACATGGAACTTTCATTAGTACGCAGTCTTATGGACAAGACATTCTACGAAGAGCATCGTGGTGCTAGATGTCCTGACAGATTGTTTAGTAAAGATACAAGAAAAATAAAACAAGCTATTGATAAGGCAATGGACAGATACGAAAGGTCTGTACTGCCTGATGAGATAGAAGCATTATTTATGTCTGACAATCCTGCTCTTACGACAGCACAAAAACAGGCATACTCTCATTTGTTTAGACAGATTAAGAATGAGAAACCTCTTGGCAGTGACATTGCACAAGAAGTATTGTCTAAGTTGTTTCAGCAGGTTGTTGGAGAAGATATTGCCAACTTAGGATTTGATTATGTAAATGGTTCGCAGACAAGTTTAGAACCTCTTAGATTACTACTAGAGCAACACAATGATGACTTTACACCTGACTTAAATGTAGAGTGGGATGATATGGACATTGAGACATTGTTAGCTAAGAATGCACTAGAAGCAAGGTGGCATTTTAATATACCTGCACTGACAAGACAGATTAGTGGAGTTAATGAAGGACACTTGATTGAGGTAGGTGCTAGACCTAATACAGGTAAGACATCTTTTCATGCTAGTATGATTGCATCACCTGATGGTTTTGCACATCAAGGTGCTGACTGTATTGTGTTATGTAATGAGGAAGGTAGTCACAGAGTTGGTGCTAGATATCTTACTGCAGCTACAGGTATGACAATGAAAGAGATAAAGAATAATCCCTCAAAAGCTCGTGACTTGTATGAGCCTATCAAGAATAGAGTTAAGATAAAAGATGCTACAGGTAGAGATATGAATTGGGTAGAGTCTGTCTGTAAGTCTTATAAACCTGACATAGTATTACTTGATATGGGTGATAAGTTTGCACGTTCAGGTGGCTTTGCAAGACCTGATGAAGCATTAAAAGCAAATGCTATACATGCTAGACAGATTGCCAAGCAACACAGGTGTGCTATGTTTTATATGTCACAGCTATCTGCAGATGCAGAAGGTAAGGTGCTACTTAATCAGAGTATGATGGAAGGTAGTAGAACAGGTAAGGCAGCAGAAGCTGACCTTATGATACTAATAGCCAAGAACCCTCCAAAGCAGGATGATGGCGAAGGAGAAGATATAGAAAGACATCTAAATATTGTTAAGAATAAATTAACAGGATGGCACGGTATGGTAAACTGTCAACTAAATTATCAGATTGGTAGGTACGAAGCATGACCCAAAGAGAACTGTTTGACATTGAATTACTACACATTGATGGTGAAACAAAAACATGTAGTAAGTGTAATAAAAGATTACCCTTAGTTGCATTTAGTGTTTCATCAGGAGCAAACTTTCTTAGACCTGAATGTAAGAAGTGTAATAATGAACTAACTAAAGTTAGAAATCAATTAAGAGAGAAACACGGTATGCCTGATAAAGACTATCACTGCCCTGTATGTAACAGAGGAGAAACAGAGGTAGCAGGTAAAGGTGGTCAAAGAAATGGTGCGTGGGTATTAGATCACTGTCACGACACTAGTACTTTTAGAGGTTGGCTTTGCCATAGTTGTAATAGAGCATTAGGTGGATTTTCAGATAGTGTTGACATTTTAAAAAAAGCTATTATATATTTAGAGAGACATATGGAGAAGATAAATGAAACTAATACTTGATGTAGAGAATACAGTAACAAAGCGAGATGATAAAATGCATCTTGACCCATTTGAAAAAGACAACCAATTAATTATGGTAGGCTGTCTTACAGAAGATGGTAAGGAATATCTGTTTCACCATGAGACAGGCTTTGATGGTTTGCAAGAATTACTAGACAGCACTACTATCCTAGTTGGACACAACATATCTTATGACTTGATGTGGCTTTGGGAATGTGGCTTTAAATATGATGGTGATGTATTTGACACTATGCTTGTAGAATATATAATGCTGCGTGGTCAAAAGAAACCACTGTCTCTTGAAGCCTGTGCTGAAAGATACAGCCTACATACACAGAAGAAAGATACACTTAAAGAATATTTTAAGAAAGGTTTAGGTGTTGATGACATACCAAAAGAAGAGTTATCAGAGTATCTGTCTGCAGATTTAAATGCTACAAAGGAGTTATCAGATGAGCTATATAAAAAACTTGATAGTGATGAGCATAGTGGTCTTGTTGCTACTGTTAATCATACCAATCGTGTTGCCATTACTCTTGCTAATATATATAAACGTGGGTTTAATGTGGATACAGAGTCTCTTAAACAAGTACAATCAGAGTTTGAGAAAGAAAAAGTTGATGTCGAGAAGAGACTTTCTTCTCAAGTCAAAAGACTTATGGGAGATACACAGATAAATCTTAATAGTCCTGAACAGATGTCTTGGGTTATATACAGTAGAAAACCTAAAGATAAATCTACATGGCTTAATAACTTTACACCTTATATGAATAAATCAGATTTAGTAGAAAGAATAAATATCAACAGTGACATAGTTTATAAAACTGTAGCTACTAAATGTACAGTGTGTTATGGTTCAGGTTTTATAAAGAAGATAAAGAAAGATGGTAAGCCTTACAAGAATGATACTAAATGTTCTAACTGTGATGGTTCAGGTTATCTATTTAAACCAACTAAATCTATAGCAGGATTAAAGTATAATCCACCTTCAGCAAAGTGGGTAAGTGCAAATGGATTTAGTGTAAATAAAAATATGTTAGGTATATTACAGAATGTATCTAAGAGAAATAATACAATGGAAGCATATAACTTTCTAGCAGACTTACAAAGACTGTCTGCATTAGATACTTATCTATCTTCTTTTGTTGAAGGTATAAATACTTATTTAAAAGATGATGGCAAGTTACACGTAAGATTACTACAGCATAGAACATCTACAGGTAGATTTAGTGGTGCAGAACCTAATATGCAGAATATGCCTAGAGGTGGTACGTTTCCTGTAAAGAAAGTATTTATATCTAGATGGAAAGATGGTAAGATATTAGAAGCTGACTTTGCACAGTTAGAGTTTAGGACTGCTGCATTCTTAGCACAAGATAAAGTAGCAATGAAGGAGATTGAAAATGGTTTTGACGTACATAGTTACACTCAAAAAGTTATTTCTGATGCTGGTCAAAAGATTAGTAGGCAAGAAGCAAAAGCACACACCTTCGCACCACTCTTCGGTGCAACAGGGTTTGGAAGGACAAACGCAGAAGCGACCTACTACGAGCAGTTTACAAAAAAATACAAAGGAATCGCATTATGGCATTCCAGATTGGCTAAAGAAGCTGTAACACATTTTAAGATAAAGACACCATCAGGTAGAGAGTTTGCATTTCCTGATGTAGCTAGAAGAGTTAGAGGTGGAGTTACATACTTTACACAGATAAAGAATTATCCTGTACAATCATTTGCTACTGCAGATATAGTACCACTAATCTTAATGGATATAGATAGAAGATTAAATGGATATAAATCTTGTGTAGTAAATACTGTACATGATTCTATAGTAATTGACATACATCCTGATGAGATAGATGTAGTAAAAAGTATTATAGAATATACAAATAATGATATGACAGATACTATTAATAAACATTTTAATATAGATTTAAATGTTCCATTACTATTAGAAGCAAAAATAGGTAAGAATTGGCTTGACATGCAGGACATAATGTGATATAACGTCAAGACTTAGATAAAAAAGGAGAAACTATGAGTGATTTAGTAACAATAAGTACAGATAATTATGCAGTCA